CGTTCTCAAACCATGAAATCTAAACATTTGATTCAAGGTGATGGGTATTCCCATGCTGTAGACCTTGTAGCTTACTTTGGTTCTAACGTTTCTTGGGAATTAAACGTATACGACAATATCTGTGATGCTATGGCTGAAGCAGCTAGACAGATTGGGTGTGCAATCAAGTGGGGAGCTGCCTGGTCAGAGGGAGATATTAGAGCCTACCCAGGAACAGCAGAAGATGCTATGAATACATACATTGATCTAAGACGTTCTCACGGACTTAGACCTTTTATTGATGCACCACACTTTGAATTGATGGCGTAATGCGTTGGTTAGTGTTAACTCTACTTCTTTCTGGATGTGGATTAACCTCCTTGCTTCCATTTGGTGGATCTGGTGGACCTACGGTTAATAGTAATGCACAAATAGGTGCAGAAAATAGACAAGCTGCAGTGTCTGTAGAGCAAACTACATCAGCTGGCAGAGATGTAATTCAAACAACAAAAGAAGTAGAAACTGGTAAAGTGGAAAACCTAGACATCACCAATACAAATATACCACCTTGGGTAATACTACTACTAATCTTAGGTTGGTTATTACCTACCCCTACAGAAATAGGTAGATCTATTACGGATTTTGTGTTAAGATTGTTTGGACGTAAAGATAATCCTAAGTATGACAGATTTAAGTAAAGGAGTAGGGGTAATATAGCAAGCGTCCTGTGTTCCCCCTAATTATTATATGAGCATACCTGAACGAGTAAAAAACAAAATGAAAGAGTTGGGACTTAAAGGTGTCAACAAACCTAAACGTACACCTGACCACCCAACTAAGTCCCACGTTGTTATGGCATCTGAAGGTGGTAAGTATAAATTAATTCGCTTTGGAGAGCAGGGTGCAAGCACTGCAGGTAAACCCAAAGCTGGTGAGTCGGACCGAATGAAAAAGAAACGTGCAAGTTTTAAAGCACGTCACTCAAAAAATATTAAAAAAGGTAAGATGTCTGCAGCTTACTGGGCAGATAAGGTAAAGTGGTAATGTGGGTAGGAATCTTATTAGTATGTTTTGATCCTATGGCACTGTCCTGCAAGATCATAGCAAAACCAGAACCCTTCTACACTGAAGAAGCTTGTCTAGAAGAAGCAGGTAAGGTAGCCACTACAATAAGACAAGGCGGTGCTTATGCTACACCACACTGCCATAAGGTTGAAGGAGATAGTGCATAATGCCATACAAGTCTAGAGCACAACAAGCAGCTGTAGCCATCGCTAAGAAAAAAGCTGCAGCTAAGAAAAAGACTGGTATGTCTAAAGGTGGAGACACTATCAATGCTGCTGGCAACTACACCAATCCAACAATGCGCCGTAAGCTCGTACAACAAGTCAAGGCGGGTTCAAAAGGTGGCAAGCCTGGACAATGGTCTGCGAGAAAAGCCCAGATGGTTGCAAAACAATATAAAGCAAAAGGCGGGGGCTACAAATCATGAAGGCTCCCCAAAAGTCATTAAAGAAATGGACAAAGCAGAAGTGGCGCACAAAGAGTGGCAAGCCTAGTGCTAAGACTGGAGAACGGTACTTACCCGAGGCAGCAATTAAATCTTTGTCGTCTGCAGAATATGCAGCCACCACTAAAGCAAAACGTGAAGGTACAAAGGCTGGCAAACAGTTTGTAAAACAGCCAGATAAGATAGCAAAGAAAACAGCAAAGTTTAGAGCAGCAGAGGGCGGTATGGCTAAAAAACCAATGAATCCAGGGATGAAAGCCCTGAAGAAAGCAGCACCAGCAGTAGCTAAAAAGATGGGTTACAAAGGTGGTGGAGCAGCAATGCATCGTATGCCAGATGGTACTATGATGAAAGGTGCAAAGCACGGATATAAACACGGTGGGTTAGTACACTCCACTGGAAAATTAAACACAGGCATTAAAGGGTGTGGAGAATAAATAATGGCTAAAGAATATAAAACAATCGCTGCTGCACAAAAAGCAGGATCAATGTACTTTACTGGTAAAGACGGCAAAAAGAAACTTGCTGTTACCAAAGAACAACTAGACGCTTGGAAAAAGCGTAACAAAGGTAAATTTACAGGTTCAGCACTTACTGCTTGGGCCAATGCTAAAGGTAAAGACATTGGTGGTAGTAAGCGTGACTCTTCTCCACGTCCTAAGCTACGTCCAGGTTCTGACTCTGCAGGTCCAGGAATGGGTGTAATGACTAAAGCTGAAAAGACTGAAGTTGATGCAGCTAACAAAAGAACTCAACAAGCTAGAGAAGAAAAGGCTGGTACAAAGAAACGTACTTCTGCTGGACAAAAGTTTAATGCTTGGTACGACAAGAATGGTAGCAATTATGGTACCATGAAAGAAGCTATGGAAGCTTACCAAAAAACTCTTAAATCAGGTATGTCTTATGGTGGTATGGCCAAAAAGAAAAAGATGGGTATGTCTAAGGGTGGCATGGTTGATATGAGAAAGACAGGATTGTTTAAATGAGATTAGAAGGCGACAAGGTAATTGGCCCTCGTGGCGATGTCTTAGCTGAGAAAGTCTACGGAGAATGGCAGACAAAGGATGCTGCCGTTCTTGACTTTATTGCCAGTCAAGATAAGCCAAAGAAAAAACCAGCTAAGAAAAAAGCTAAAGTAGAAGAAGAACTAGTAATGGAACGTGCTCGTGATGAGAACGGACACTTTATTGCTGATGATCCCGATACTGAAGTAAATGAAGCTTGGGTAGTTAAGACAATCAAAAAAGCTGTTAAAGGTAAAAAATAATGTCACTGTTTAGTCAGGGTAAGGCAGCACGTAAACGATCTGTGTGGGGTCACAATGAAGGGACCACTACAGAGATCGTATACACCTGTCCTGCTAACTGTGTGGCAGAGGTATCGTTTATCCACATACATAACTCTACAGGTAACACTAATATTACTGTAGAGTGGTATGTAGCAGCAGACTCCTATACTTCACACTTCTTAGAAGGTAAAAACCTTGGTGCACCAGAGTATATACAGTTTACAGATATAGAACTTGTTCTACAACCTGGTGACAAGATTCAGGTAACACCTGATACTGCTGCACACATTGATACCATCCTTACTGTAACAGAAACCTTTGTCCCTGTGGGATAACGGGGTTGCAATATTATCAATAGTATAGTATAACTATGTGTGTATAACTAGTCTCTGTAAGCTGCAATGCAGCAATTTATGGAGACAGTAATGAGAAAGTTTTTTGAAAGATTAATCGAAGCACGTCAACGTCAGGCTAATGCACGTATCGCAGAAATGCACTTGTGGAGAATGTCAGATCGTGAACTAAATGATTTAGGTATCGGACGTGGTGATATTAGAAGAGTAGTACACGAAGGTGTGAAGTGAGTTCTTTGGGGGGAGACTCGTGGACCCAGTTACAATAATCAGTGGGGCCACAGTCGCCTTCAACGCACTTAAAAAAGGTTTTGCTATTGGCAAAGACCTGCAGGACATGTCAAGCCAGTTAACTCAATGGGCTGGCCACATGTCTGACTTAGGTCAAGCTGAAAAGCAAATAAAGAACCCTCCGTGGTGGAAAACACTGGGTGGTTCTGTAGAAGCCGAAGCTATCGAAGTATTTGCAGCTAAACGTAAAGCTGAACAAATGCGTAAAGAGCTTAAGGACTACATTAGCTTTACTATGGGACCATCTGCTTGGGATGAGCTTGTAGCTACAGAAGCTAAGATAAGAAAACAAAAGAAAGAACAAGAGTACCGTAAAGCTGAAATGCAAGAAGCTATAATCACTTGGACAGTTACAAGTTTACTTTTAGCATTAGGATTTGGTACTCTAGGTTTTATAATGTATATGGTGGCATAATGGCTAGAAACTTAACAGAAAAACAACAGAAGTTCCTTGATGTACTTTTTGAGGAAGCTGGGGGCAACCTAGTGACAGCTAAAAAGCTGGCTGGGTATGCAGATGCTGTAACTTCTAGACAAGTAGCAGAGCCACTTGCAGATGAGATTGCAGCACTGACTAAGAAGTTTATTGCTTCGTCTGCTACAAAAGCTGCATACTCTATGTTTGAAGTTATGAATAATCCAACAGATCTAGGAAATAAAGAAAAGATGGCAGCTGCAAAAGATGTCCTGGATCGTAGTGGCTTTACAAAGACAGAGAAAGTAGAAGTCTCTGCTGCAAGTCCACTGTTTATTCTGCCACAAAAAGATAATGAAGACGAATAAAACTTGGACGTTACCTAAGCCAGATTTTGTGGATGGTGAGTATGTCTGGAAACCTGTGGTAAGATTAGGTAGTCATGTACCATTTGGCTATAGACAAGACCCAGATGATCGTGATATACTATTACCAGTTCCAGAGGAACTAGAACTATTTGAGCTGGCTAAGAAACACCTTAGACGTTATAGCTACAGAGAAGTAGCTGGTTGGCTCAGTACACAATCTGGAAGATATATCTCCCACGTAGGTTTATACAAGAGAGTAAAACTTGAGCGAAAACGTAAGACAGAAGCTGCAACTCAACGCTACCTCGCCCAACGCTATAAAGAAGCCCTCGAAAAAGCGGAAAGGCTCGAAGGTAGACTCCTCGGTCAAAAAGAGTACACCAGCTCAACCGAAGCCTGAAGAGCTAGACTTTGAACAGGTTGCACAAGAAGTTATATTTGAGCCAAACGCTGGTCCACAAACTAGCTTTTTGGCTGCAACTGAACAGGAGGTTCTTTATGGAGGTGCTGCTGGTGGAGGGAAATCCTATGCAATGGTTGCCGACCCTGTACGCTACCTGGGGAACCCAAATGCGAGAATGCTTCTCGTACGCCGTAGTACAGAAGAACTTAGGGAACTTATCTCGGTAAGCAAACAACTATATCCCAAGGCTATCCCTGGAATCAAGTTTATGGAAAGGGATAAAACTTGGGTAGCTCCATCAGGTGCTACATTGTGGATGTCAT